TCCAATCTACCCAGACCCATACTGTCCAGAAGGTACTGTGTACTTCCTGAACACTAACTATCTCTCGCTCTATGTCCATGAGCAAGGTTCGTTTGTGTTTACAGGATTCGAGTCCACACTTCCGAACTGGCAAATTGGTTATGTTGGTGCTGTGCTGATGATTGCGGAAATGGTTTCGACCAAGCCGAAGTCAATGGCAGTCGTGTCCGGTTACAACTCTTTGTCACTATAAGGAGAAATTAACCATGTCATTAGCATCAAACAAAATCATTCTTGCTGGTACGTCAACCAATGCTGCGGGTGCTTATTTCTTAGCATACGCTGCTGGTAATGCAACTGTTACCCTCCCTGCTGGTATTTTCGTCATTCCTCCTACGGCTAACGTAACGATTGAATTGAATACCAACACTACAGGCAACATTAGCAATGCTAGTTACCAAGTCATTGTGGCGAACAATACTGGCGGTACATTCATCGCTGACGGTACTAACGTTCGTGCAAACGTGTTGAGTGGTACTCCCACTATTACGCTGTTTGCTACTAACGGTGGTCAAGCTGTCTCTGGCACTTACAACAGTTAAGGAGACAACATGGCTAATCCCGATTCAGTCGGTCAACTCTATTTAGACAGTTTTAGTAATGGTCGTATCGGTATTATCAAAGCTACCACGCTCAATACCTCTGGTAATGGCGCAACTACGAACATCACTATTCCTCTGTGTAGTGGGGGCTTGACCAATGGCGGGGCGGTAGCCAATTCTGGCGGGGTCATCATACGGAGAATTACCGTACAAAACCCTTCTGGTTCTGTTGCTTCTGCCAACGTGTCTATTAGTGCTACAAGCGATGGAGCAAACTTGATTACTGCTAACACAGTTCTTTCAAGCGTGAACGCTGCTGGTCAGTACCAAGACATTACTGTTGCCGCGCCTTATTCCAATAAGGTTGTCTCTGGCAGCGTTACTCAATGTCTCTACGTCAATATTAATACTGTGGCTGGTAATGCCAACACAGCCGATATTGTTGTATGGGGCGATGTAGTGAGCTTCTAAACTATGCAAACCTTATATGTGACAAACAGATGGGAAAAACCCATAACATTTAACTACGAGTTCAAACCGTATACCTTCCCTGTGGGGGAAACGGTGGAAGCTCCAGAAGATGCCGTTTGTCACATATTTGGTCATGGTGACCCAAATAAAGAAAATTACATGGCGAGGTTGTCGCTAATTCAAACAAGAAATGACATTCCTGAAGGTTTAAAAATCTTGTCTAAATTTGAAATTTCTGACAGACCGCCTGTGAAAAGCCACTTGTTATCCCCGGTGGTTGAGCGAGTACCTCTGCCTTCTAAGAAGGTAGGGGGAAAAGTCAACGAACAACACGATGGATAACGCATGGCTCAGACACTCCAAGGCTATATCACGCAAGTTAGATATTTGCTGCATGACGCGCAAGCTAACTTCTACACTAATGACCAGCTAATAGGCTACATCAATAGTGCGCGTGAGCGTGTCGTGCGCGACACAGGGTGTCTGAGAACTGTTCAAGTATCGCAAACTCCTTGCACTCCCGTAGCGGGTGGAAGCAACCCAGTCATTTGGTCTGCTGGATTGAGCGTAGCAACTGGAAGCTATGTCTTCTCAAACATCTATATTTATCAAGTTGTAACTGGTGGTGTGCTTGGTTCGACCTCGCCTCCCTATCCATCAGCAAATTACGTCTACCCACCAACAACAACTTTTACAGATGGCACGGCTACATTGCAATATGTTGCTCCTTGTGAAGTCATTAACTTTGCTGCTTTGCCGTCAGGATTGTTGACGCTAGATGTTTTGAATATCAATTTGTACTGGGGAAACTCAAGAATCCCATTACGGTATTTACCTTGGACTGACTTTAATGCTCAATTGCGTTATTGGCAGAACAATGTTCAGCGACCTATTTGCTTTAGCATTTATGGTCAATCTCAAATTTATGTCGGACCAGTACCAGACCAAGCCTATGTGATTGACTTGGACACGGTTATTCTGCCTACTGCTATGGTTAATCTGGCTGATACAGATACCATCAATGACCCATACGATACTGTCATACAGTTCTATGCGGCTCATCTTGCCAAATACTACGAACAGTCTTTTGGTGAGGCTGAAATCTATTTGCAGCAGTACAAGCAAAAAACTCAATCGGTATTGGTATCTGTGTTTACAAGAAGGATACCAACCCCGTACTCAACACCGTTCTAAGATATGGCAGCCGCAGAGCAAAAAAAATCATACGAGGTTGTCAAGCAGTTCAAGGGTGTAAACACCAAGGCGAACAGAACGGCTATTGGAGACGATGAGTTCTATTGGCTTGAGAACGCTATGCCTATTGGCTATGGCAACCTCAAGATTACCCCTACTTATTCCAATGTCGGTAACGTAACCTTTACTAGCTTAGTTACTTTCTATTGTTCAGCCAACATTGGTTTGGTTGATTACCTTGTTGCGTTTGAAACAGACGGTTCTGCTGAGTATGTGCGCTTGGACACAAACGTCAAAGGCACAATTGCCTCGGCTGGAACTTTTAGCTCTTCTGGGGTGAACATATCCCAATGGAAGAATGACCGTATCCTGATTGCTGACCCTGCCAAGGGTTATTTCACTTGGGATGGCACAAATTTAATTTTTATTGGCTCTATTGCCCAAGTTGGCATTGTCCAAGCGGGTTCTGGCTATACCTCTGCGCCAGCAGTCATCATCTCAGCCCCGAACAACTCCAATGGCGTACAGGCTACGGCTGTAGCAACCATCACGGCTAATGCGGTGTCCTCTATCACGATTACAGAGGCGGGAACAGGCTATAACGCTGCTCCAACGGTTAGCTTTGTAGGCGGTGGTGGTTCTGGTGCTAATGCGGTAGCTGGTATCACTACCTTTGCTACAGGCACGGTTTCTGTCTTGATTACGGCTGGTGGCACGGGCTACACCAACGCATCTAACCTAAGTGTGACGATTAGCGGTGGCGGTGGCTCAAATGCTACTGCTCAAGGCATTGTGGCTGGTGGCATTGTTACCCAAGCCGTGATGACCAATGTTGGTAGTGGTTATACCAACTCTTCTAATATCACCGTAACCATTACTGGTGGTGGCGGTTCTAATGCCACAGCCAAGGCAATCATCAATACTGAACCAGTAGTTGGCATACAGTCTTTTTCAGGACGTGTTTGGATAGCCAATGGGCGCACAGTCAGCTACTCGGCTGCGGGGTCGTATAGCGACTTTACGAGCGTTTCTGCGGGGCAAGTAACCCTGACTGATGCAACCTTGCATGGCAACATTACTCAACTGTTGTCTGCAAACAACTTTCTCTACATCTTTGGTGACGATTCCATCAACGTCTTCTCGGATGTTCGAGTGACCAATGCTGGCACAACGCTTTTTACTAACACCAACGTAAGCGCCTCGGTTGGTTCTAAATTGCAATACGCTATTTACCCTTATTTCAGGTCTGTTCTGTTTATGAACAACTATGGTATTTATGCCCTAGTTGGTTCTACAACAAGCAAAATCTCAGATAGCCTAGATGGTATTTTCCCTAACATAGACTTTGATTCTCCTGTGTATGCGGGTCAGGTGTTGTTAAACAACATTCTGTGCGCTGCCTTCAACTTCAAATATACGGGTGGGTTGGGAACGTCTAGTGCTAGTCGGTATATACAAGCCATATTTTTTGAGAAAAAGTGGTTTTTTACTAGCGCCAGCCCTACTTTGGCTTACATCACTTCTGCGCCTTTGGGTGGCAGGATTAACCTCTATGGGACAGACGGGACTTCTTGTGTTCGTTTGTACTCGGATGCGACTTCTTCCATAAGCAGTTATGTGCAGACTTCTTTAAACCCAATGAAAGACCCAATCAGGACTAAGCAAGCCCTGAAGGTCGGCATTGAGGCTACCTTGACCAACGCTGCTGAGATTACGGTCACAGTAGATTCGGAAGAGGGTTCTAGCTTACCAGTTGCACTTGGAGAATTGGTCACTTGGCTTAATAATCTGAGTAATCCAATTCCTTGGAAAAACAACAGCAATGCGACAATCTCTTGGTATGGCGGTGGCGGGTATACCCTGTACAAGACTGATGCAAAGCAATGGGGTAAGTATTTGGGCATGACCGTTACGTCAACGGGTGCTAATTTTGTAATCAATGGGTTCGAGTACGAACACGAATTAAGAGTGAGGTTCTAATATGCCAGTTCCAAATATTTTTGCAAACGTAACAACGTCAATACCGTTGTCTCAACTAGACCAAAACTTTGCTACAGCAGTTGTTCTTGGTAACACCTCGGTGTACCTTGGTAACACAACGACTACGCTTGGCAATGTCACATTAGCAAACGCTAACGTAACTACTGCGCTAACAATTGCTGGCGCTTCTGGTACAGCCGGGCAAGTTCTTACTTCAGGTGGAGCTAATACTGCGCCTACATGGACAACAGTAAGCGCAAGCCAATGGACTACATCTGGTTCTAATATTTATTACAACTCAGGTAATGTAAGTGTTGGTACATCTAGTTCGCTTGGTAGGTTTGGCGTACAAACATCTGGTAATGCTCAATGGGTATTAGATGGAACAGGAAGTAATCCAGTTCTTTTTGGTGCTTCTGGTGGTAGTGCAGAAAATACTATATATGAAGCATATAGCCATCAATTTAAGACTGGTAGTGGTGCAATAAATACTGGTACAGAGCGTATGCGTAT